AAAAGGTTTGGTTAGAGATCTTGTTACTTTTGCTCTTTTTGCATTTACTTTAGGAGTTTTAATTTTTTTAATTTTAGGAATTTTAATTTTATCTAAATTAAAATTTTTAAAATTTCTAATTTTATTCAAATCAAAATTTTTACCTTTTGCTAAACCAGCAAATTCTAATACTTTTTGTAAAACAGTTTTTAATTTAGGACTCTTTACTAATACAAAAGCACCAAGTCCCTTCAACTTTGCAAGTAAAGCACCAGATAGTAAGAAAGCACCCCCCTTGACTGCTAATACTGTACCAACAGTTCCCACTACTAAACTACCGGCACCAACTCCTATACCCTTTGCATATGCTGAATCTATCTGTTTCTGAGTAGCACCACCTCGTTTAGGAATTATAGGGTTGAAAGCACGATCTTTATTGTCATCCCCTCTCGCTCGTAAGATAAATGCTCTGAGATCATCTTCATTTTGTTCTAATTTATCTAAAGCACTATCAAATTTATCTAAACCATCTGTAAACTCTGTTCTAGAAGATTGTCTAATAGATTCCCTCTCCAATTCTAATCTTCTAAAATCACTACCAGTGACTCCTGAAGCACGATCAGCAAGACCAGATCCAATATTTGCTCCCACAAAACCACCTATAAGAGCACCCAATACTGGTATTGGTATAAGTGTTTGTCCAATTGCAGCACCTGCAATACCACCTACTGCTGTACCACCTGCACCTAGTCCTGCTTGCAGATTAGTTTGTCCTGCTGATTTCCTATTTGCAAAATCAAGTCCTGCAAAGAGTGTATTAGTAATAACACTGCCTCTGCTTATCCTACCAAGACCACTAAATTTTCCCGGTTTGATAGGTCTCCTGAAAGGTCTTATATTATTAGCAGTCTTTTTTCCTCTAAGAAGTGACAGACCTGCCCCAGTAACAAGACCACCACCTAAGAGAGTGTTGTTTTCAATATCTTCACGACTTGCATCTTTCTGAAGTGCTCTAAAAGTATTAATTCTTTGATCAGATATCTCTTTTCTCTGTTTCAGCAAACGAGATTTTGATACTATTTCTCGTCTATTATTTCTTAGAACTAAAGTTGTTAGTCTTGTGACAGAAACTATTAATGAAGGATTTTTGTTTAGAAGAGTTTTTATATTCATACAACTGCTCCTCCTCCATATTCCATAATATAAGATATTTTACTATTGTCACTGAAAGTTGATTTTACATAAACATTGCTCGTGGTGGGTGTATCACCATTGTTATTTGCGATTTGTTTATCTTCTGATCCTATAGTAAATATATTACTTTCATTGCCCCCTTCAGTAGGAAGAATAGCAGTATTTTCTAGAACATTTATATCATTGTCCGGCACTTCATTAATTAATTTACTCTTTCCAAATATTTTTATAAAATCAGATTCTATTTGGTTTTCATAATCTTCCATTGTAAAAATATTATTTTTCTTATCAGATTCTATTCCACTATCTTCGTCAGAATTTTCATCATCTGTCTCCTCATTGTTCTCTCCTCTGAAGAAATCAAGAATTCCACCACCAAAATCTCTTGCAGTCTCTGCAAATCCTTTTGGTTCTTCTATATCCTCGCCCACCTCCATTGGTACACTTGTATTGAATGCTGATTGACTACCACTTGTCATTCCTCCTAGTATATTATCAAATCTTGTAGCAGATGTTCTAAATCTTCTAACATCATTTCTAGAAAGCAATTGAGGTAATGCTTGCCTTTTTGTCAACTCTAATCTTCTTTGATCCCCACCACCCCTTGATCCTAATGCTGTGCCTGCAGCAAGAAGTCCCCCTCCTGCTAGAAGCATTGGTAACAAACCTCTACCACCAACTGTCGTTACACCTCTTGTAGCACCCATTCCTCTACCACTCAGCAACATCTTTCCTAAAACAACTGTGCTGACAACTTTTATAATTTCTGGTAGGAATGCTGTTATAGCAACACCGGCATTCTCTATTCCTCCTCCTATATCACCCTCTAGAAATGCTTTTCCAGATAATGCAGCAGCGATTCCTCCTACTGAACGTCTAAATTTTTTAAAACTCGCCCCTAATGCTACAAGTCTATCATTTTCTTCTTCTAATAATTCTTTCTCCTTATCATCTAGTTCAATCTTTTTTCTAGTAAAAGATTGATATTGATTATAAAAAGAGTTCAGATTATTTTTTACTTGCTCTATTTCTAACATCAATTTACCTATGACGACAGTCTCTTTGCTTGTCATCTTTTTAGGTTTACTCTCATTTTCTTTCAATCTATCATACGCTGCAGACATCCTTTGTGATAGAGGTTGCACTCCAGTTGTTCTAGATATTACTTTATTTTCCTGTTCTCTAGTGGGAATCATTGGTGTATTTGAACGCACCACATCCTCTGGGAGCATCATTCCTCCCCTCATGATCATTCTTTGATTTGGTTGATCAACCATTTTTTGCCTGTTCGTATTCTAAGTTACGTTTTTCTATGTAATTTTGAAGCATCTTTATATAAGTTTGCTTCTCCCACGGTATCATGTCCTCTATGTCACTCAAACTCCAATTATGGTGTTGTAATAATGAAAAGTTATTCTGCATATAATTCTCTAGAGAATCATGATACATCATTATGCGAAAAAATTTGATAAGCCCTCAATTACTACTTCATTATCTTTTTTGGTTTTTGGGTTCTTCACTTTAGTTTTATATACTAATTTTGGCATGGATGTAAAGAAACTTTCAACTAATTGAAATTGATTAGAACTCAATTGTTCTATAAACTCCAATAATTCTTTCTTTGTGCAGTCTGATGCAGACCATGCTTCATCACTATTATAAATTTGATCTATACATTCACAAACATTTTCAAATGCCTTATCGATCAATTGATCCTCTTTGACTTTCGTTGCTAAAAAATTATTTTCAGCAAATTGTGTGAATGATGGATACTTCAACTTTATATGTAGATCATCGCCTAAATCGATGGTATCAGTGTGATCATCGGGAATATCCAGTTTTATATCAGACATCTGTAATGTAAGTGGGACTTGTGTTACACCATCATCTTGACAGGTAACCATCAAATCTACAGATTCTCCAACTGACTTTCCTCTAATGTTTAGAAATAGGTATTCTAAATCGAAACTAGGTAAGTCTTCAACTTTGATACCACGAGTCAAAATACATGACTTCAATACACTTTTTAGAGTATTGACAATGGTTTTTTCTTCACCACTTTCCAGTGCTATGAGAAGTGATTTTTCCTCTTTTACAAGGAAAGGTCTAAATTTTACTTTTTTGTTGGACGATATAAGATCTAGTTCAAATACCGGTGTTGAAACCTTTGGTAATGGCATAATTAACTAATTCAGTATATTATATAGCAAGCATAAATGGACTTATTAAACTTTTCGCCTTTTCTCTTACGCTACGATCTTCATCGTCTATTCTAGCACCCCTATCAATAGTATAGTAGTCATACTTGAATGAAACCGTAGTTTTTACTAATTCCGCGTTTCCATATGCTAATGGTGCAGCAATAATATTTGATGGGAAACAGTTTTTCATATAGTATGTGATATAATTTGGAGTTCTCTTGTCTACTTCAGACTCTTTATTCTGCCTTGACTCAGGCATTAGAAAATCAGAACTAAACGCTGTTATTTCCATTTCACATTTATATGATCTAGGATATTTCAATTTCTTGAAGGCATTATCCCTACTTCTTTGACGAGCGATGGATCCGTGATTTCGATCTTCTATTTGTATAGGTGAGATGTATTCTAACCACCCATTGAATATATCCTGTGTAAAATAATCCTTTTGAGAATAAAAGGTAAGGTTGAAATCAGGATATCTTCTATAAACAGCGTAATTTTGTGTCACACCTTGTCTCAAACCATCCACAGCAGCAGTTTGTATTGATGATCCGGGTAAAACTGCTTCTGAGCAGAATAATGCTAGATTATCTCCGGGTTCATTCATTACATTATTAGCAGGTATCAGCACATGCTGTTTCAAAAACTGCATGAGATTTGGATTACCACCTTGAGTGTTAAAGTTTATGTAAACGTCATATACATTATTAAATGCAGGCACAGCATTATCAAACCCACCAAGGTTTAGTAGTTCCTCAGTTCTTAAATAAAATCTATCTTTTGAAAAAACTCTTGAATTTGGCATCTAAATAGATGAACAGTATATACTATGTATGTCATATAAGGGGAAGTTTCGACCTTCCAATCCTAATAAGTATAAAGGTGATCCCACAAAAGTGATATATCGCTCCTTATGGGAACTGAAATTCATGCGTTGGTGTGATGGTAATGTGAATATATTGAAATGGTCTAGTGAAGAGGTAGTGATACCATACAAATCACCAATTGATAATCGTTATCATAGATATTTTCCAGATTTTTATGTCAAAATGAAGAGTTCTACTGGCAAAATAGAGGAAAGACTGATTGAAGTGAAACCAGAAAAACAAGTCAAAGGTCCTACTATACAGAAAAAAAGAACTAAAAAGTATATAGCAGAGGTATATGAATTTGCTAAAAATCAAGCAAAATGGGAGGCAGCAAAAACATTTTGCAAAGATCGTAAATGGAATTTTCAAATAATCACGGAGAAAGAACTTGGCATCTAGTCTACTCAACACACAAACCTCAACGGTCGGCCCGGGGAAACTTTTATTGTTCAGATACTCTGCAAAGTATAAAGAAACGCTCCCTTTCTACGATAAACACCCTTTATGCTATGTTATAGCAACAGAATCAGGTGCTTTTTATGGTATAAACCTTCATTACACAAAACCAGCGAACAGAATGGCGATTATGAGGTA